CGAAGATCTTGTTGGTGTAGGACAGCGCGGCGTTCATCGCCTGCGGGTGGTCCAGCAAATAGGGATCGTTGGTGATGCGCGAGAGCACCGCCGCCTTGCTCTTCTCGTTATAGTCCTGCGCGGCAGCGAGGCGGTCGAACGGCCCGAACGCGGCTGGCGCGGTGCTACCTGCGGCTTGCGTGCCGTTGCCGGCAACGGTGCCCTGCGCCTGAATCGGGGCGCCATAGAAGCGCTGCGCCCACATCCGGGTGAAATCGCCCGACGTGACGGTCTCGACCCCGCCGGGAAACTGCGCCCGCATTTCGGGCGTCATGTTGCCCCAGATCGCCTGCTTGGCCCAGCCTTCGCCCTTTTCGCGGCCCTCGATGGTCGAGGCCATGTTCTGCCAGGCCGGCAGGTTGGGCTGCGCAAGATGGGCGACCGCGCCGCCGATGCCCTGCTGGTGCGCCAGATAATAATCGGCCGGCGTCGGCTCGTGGCCCAGCACGTGGGCGAGTGCGTCGTGGTTCTCCGCGTTCTCTTGTGCGAGCGCGCGCGCCTGCGCCGCCGGATCGCTGCGGTTGGCGTCATTGATGCCGTAGCGCGCTTCGAGGGCTGGCGAGAACTGCCCCAGCCCGCGGTAGGAGCCGCTTTGCGCGTTGGGATTGCCACCGCTTTCGATCGCAAAGGTGCGCTCGGCGTAGCCCGCCGGCTGCCCATTGGTGCGGCCCATGTAGATATCGGCGGTCTTCTGCCCGTCATAGGTCGCAGAGCGCGTCTTCAGCGCCTGCTCGATCATCGCGCGCGAGGCGGGATCGACCTTGTCGTACTGGGTGTGGAAGAAATTGATGGCGCGCTGCAGGCTGGTTTGCGAGCCGTCGGCGATCTCGCTCTTGACGATCTGGGCGACGTTGCGACCGCGGTTCTTCTCGACCTCGATATCGCCGCCGAGTCCCTTGAGCTGCGCGGCGTGGCGCGCGGCGGCGTCGGAATTGTCGAGCTCGAGCGCAACGGAGGGATTGTCGGCAAGTCCGCTATCGGCCGGCGTCGTCGTGGCGGCGATCGCGGCGCGGCTGCCGCTCGACTGGGCGGCATCGTCGGCGGTATTGGTTTCCCAGGCCGTGCTTTGCCCGGCCGCATGGCGCGCCGCCTGGCTGTAGGCGATGTCGGTGAGCCGCCGCCCCTGGTCGTCGACCAGCCGCGCGGTATAGGGGTTGCCGGCCTGGCTGCGCGCCTGCTCGCGCACCTCATCGATCTGCTGCTTGAACGCCGGCAGCGCATCGACCGCGGCGCGTCCGCGGAGCTGCAAAAACTGTTCCTGCTTGTCGGTGACCTGGTCGCTCTGCCAGGTGTGCAGTTCGGCGGCGTGGGTCTCGGCGTCGAGTTGCGCCTGCTGGCTCGCCACGTCGATGCCCTGGATGGCGGTCTTTTGCACACCCGACCCGAGCGTTTCCAGCGCCTGCGCACCCGCCTCGCCGAACATGTTGGGCGACGTCGCGATGCTCTCATGCGCGTTCGTGCCGCCGGTCGGATTGACCGTGGGAACCGGATCGTACTCCAGCGGATGGCCGTACATCAGGTGGCCGTCCCGCTCGACGGCGTGGCGCCGTACAGCGTCTGGTACCTGGCCCAGCCGCCGCCAACCGAGGAGGCGCCGGACAACAGCGTGCCCAATGCACCGACCGGCGCGGCTTCGGCTTCCTGCGTGCTCTGCGCCTGGAAGAGTTGCCCCTGGGCGGTGTCGGAATTGGCCTGCACTTCGGCCGCATAGGCGCGCTTGGCCGCGTTGCTGCGGATCGTCAGGGCATCCAGCATGCCCATCGAGGCCTGTCCGGCGCGCACGCCGACGGCGGACCCTGAGTTCACGTCGATGCCGGAAGCCCCCTGTGCGGCCTTCTCCTGGCCGACGGCGGCGCGGGTTTTCAGGCCCTGGTTGACGGCCGCGGTCTCGCCGGCCTGGATGTCGAGGCGCGAATCGGTTTGCGCGATCTTGGCGTTGTTGGCGGCGACCTGGCTCTGGTAGGCGGCATTGGCCGACTGCGCCTGCGCGGCATCATAGGAGCCGGCCGCGGACATGGCGCTGCCTGCGAGGCCGGCGACGGCGGAGACCGCGGACAACACCCCGAGTGCGACGCCCATCAGGCCGCCCTCTCGCTCATTGGGTGGCGCACGATGAAATAGGTGCGAAACAGCACGCCCTTCGGTCCCAGCGGATGCGGCTCCGACAGTGAAAAGCCCAGCGCTTCCAAGAGCCGGATCGCGCGGGTGTAGGAGGCAGCGACCTTTCCCTCGAGCCGCAGGCGCTGGCAGAGCATCTCGCTCACGGCAGCCCGCGCGTGCCGCACGAACGAGACCTTGGCGCGCTCGGCGACGGGCGTTGTCAACAGATAGGGCTCGCCGATGTCCGAGAGCAGCGATCCGCACAGTCCGCTCATGGCGGCGAGGTCTCCATCGACGAAATAAGACCGGCGCAGGATTGCGTCGCGGTAAGATTGGCGGATCGCCATCGCCGGGGTGATGCCGAGCGCTTCGACCTCGGCGGCATCGCCTTCGCGCAGGTGGGCGGCGAGACGATAGACGTCGGCGACCTCGCTGTGGCGCACCTCAACCCGCATGATCGCCAATCTCGACCTTGGGAATGAAGGCGAGAATGTTCATCGGCTTGGGCTGGAGCTGCTGTGCGCAGACCATGCCGGGCGAGGCTTCCCAGCCATTCCAGTTCTGCCAGTCGTCGTTGATCGGCTGGCTCTTGTCGCCGGTAAACAGCGGGATCGCGGCATCGGGCAAATTGGCCCGCGGCACCTCCGGCAGGTCGACCAGGCTGGTCCACGGCACTTCCTCGAAGAAATCGAGTGTCGAGGCGACCGGCTGGTTGGCGCCGATCTGGAAGCCGCCGGACTTCTCCATGCGCACCGTCATCATCCGGCTCACCTTGCGGTCGCCCTGGACGGTGCCGAGTTGCGGAATCTCGACCGGCATGGCCTGCAGTTGCGCGATGAACGGCAGCCCGACCACGATGCTGGAGGCCGGCGTGCTCAATGTGATCGAGCCGCCCACGACCGTGGTCAGCGGGATCACTGCGCCGTCGGCGAGGCCCGTCACCTGCATGCCCTCGAGATGCGTCAGGTTGGAGATGGTGGTGACCGGTGCCGTGATCGTCCAGTCGCCGCTATCCGCCGGGAGCGGCAGGTTGAACGGGTCGTTGGGCATCGTCTCGATGATCGGGACCGTGATCGCGGCCGTGACTTGCGCCGGAGATTGCACGCTTTGCACCACGGCCTGCCCGCCCCCGATGCGGATGACGTTGCCGATGTTGGCGCTGGAAAAAACCGGTTCACTCGCCGTGAAGATGACGTTTTGCGAGATGATCAGCACCAGGGTGGCGCCGCCTCCCGTCGGGTCGCTGATCTTCGCATAACTCGATGGCGAGTAATCCTGTCCCTCGGAAAGGATGGTAAAGCCGTCCAGGCTGCCAGCCGTCTGCGTCAGCGTAATGAGCGCGCCGGAGCCGAGCCCCAGGGGATCGATCACCTCGCAGGTCGGGTCGGTATAGCCCTGGCCGGACGTAGCGAGATAGCCCCCCGTGACGGTGCCCGGACCCTCCGCGGCCGCTGCGCTTAGCGTCGCGTCGGGTGTGCCTTGCGCCAGCGTCAGGAAGGCGTCGACGCAGCGGGGATCTTCGGGGCCGAACCACAGGCGGTTATCCATCCGCTCGATGTAGTAGGCCCACTGGGCGACGCCCTTGATATAGCGCTTGACCACGAAATAGGGCGCATCGACCGGCGGCTCGGTCGCGACATTGTTGCCGCAGACGAGCCCGCATGTGTCGTGGCGCGCCCAGCCCTGGAGCTGCTGCTCCTTGTCGTAGGTCAGGGACAGGAAGCGCCCGTCGTCGCGGGTCGCCCACACGATCTTCCATGGGATTTGCGCCCACGCCCATTGCGTGACGTTGAAGCCGTCGAACAGATGGTTGGCGAGAATCGAGATGTCGGCGCCGGCGTAAATGTTGGTGAAGAACTGGTACTGGATGTCGCGGATCACATAGCCCAGCGACTGGTTGTAGATGATGTCGTAATTGATGCGTAGCGGCGGCACTGTCGGCGAAAAGCCGATGCTTTCCTGCGGTTGCGCGCTCTGCGAGGCCGGCGTCAAGGCCGATCCGGCCCCGCTGGCGCCGGAAATCTGCCAGGCGTCGAGCCCGGTGCAGGTGATGAGACCGCCGGGCATCGGGAGTAGCCACTGGATGCCGTTGACCTGCTGGCCCCAGGGCGTCGTGATGATGGCATCGGAGTCGATCGGGACCTGGCTCGTATCCATGTTGGTGTAGGAGCCGGTCTGGCTCGCAAACAGCGTGTCCGGATTGTTTAACGTCGCAGCGTAGATGCGGCGCGACTGGAAATAGCCGGCAACAGAGGGATAGGTGCCGCTCGACGGACCGACATTGAGCGTATAACTCGCGCCCGAGCCGCCGCCGGTATCGGCGATGGTGATGGTGTCGGTGGTCTTGTAGCCGGCCCCGGCCTCTTCGACGACGATGGCGACAAGCTTTCCGCTCACCACGACCGGAACGAGCGCGGCGCCCGATCCCGTGGCACTCGAGATGGTGGCCGTGGTCGATGCCTGCACATAGCCGGAGCCGACGGCAGTCGCCGTGCAGGAGAGGACCTGGCCACGCGCGAACGGATTGACGTGCAGCGGCGGCGTCTTGGTCTGGTCGGCCAGGATGTTGGTATTGACGAACTGGGTGCCGTAACTCGATCCGACATAGGCGAATACGCTGCCGACCGGGACCGCCGCGTCGTAGGACGGCGGTGCCTGGTAGATGTTGTAATACGCGGCGCCGGCAACCGGGTTCCAGGTGACGGTGTGGCTCCCGGCCACCACCGCAATGTCGTCGGAAATGGTGATATAGGCGGGGCTGGAGGCGATACTCTCGTCGCCCGTGCCGGAATCGACCGCGGTCACCACATAGGCATATTGCGTCGGGGGCGAACCGGTAATGCTGGCGGTTGCGACGACGCCGGTCGGCGCAGCAATCGAGGAGGCGAACGTCGTCTCGTTGAAGTTCCAGTTGTTGGCGGCAAGCCGCTCCAGGTCGATCGGCGGATATTCGGTGCCGGTTGCTTGGTTGACGCAGGTCAGCGTCATGACATCGGCCGACTGCACCACCTTGAGATATTCGAGGTCGGCGAGCGCGTAGGGCGACGAGAATGTGGTGTAGACCTTGGCGGCCGTGCCGCCGCCGGTATAGGCGCCATAACCCAGCGAGTTTACCGGGATTGCGAAGATATTCTGCAGCGTGATGAAATCGGTCGTGGCGTTGGTAACGATGAAGGTCGTGGCGTTGAGCGCGGTCATGCCCGCCACGCCGGAGACAAAGACCCAGTCGCCGTCGACAAAATCGTGGCCTGGCACGTGCAGCACGCAGGGATTGGCCTGGGTAGCGCCCGTGATCGCAAAACTGTCGGACAGCACCGCCGCGCCGTTGGCGACGACACGCATGTAGGGGCGGCTCAAAGCGTCGACGCCGAACTCCAGCAGATAGCTCTGGAAGATGTTGAACTGAAAGCGGATCAGCTTCGGCGGCAGGCTGCCGGGGCCGGCCGGGGTCAGCGACTTGCAGCAATAGCCAAGACCCGCGCGCGAGGAGGCCGGACCGCGGTAGGACACGAAGCAGTTGCGCATCACCGATGCGCCCATGTTGAAGGCCTTGTAGTCGACGCGGCCCCACATCGAGGGTGAGAGCTCGCCCGCCGCGAAGGTTGGCTTGATGATCGAGACCGGCTCGCCCATTCAGTAGCTCACCCCGTCTGGGCCGCCCCAGGCGTCCCAGTTCGCGATATGGCCTTCGCCGCCCCAGAAGCCGTTGCCGCCGTCACGCACGCGCATCCAGTCCGGGATGATGTCGGCCGATGTGATGCCCTCGTTGCCGTCGTTGATGCGCGCCGCGGTGATCAGATTGGCGGCCATCGCGACTGCGAGCTTCTGGCGCTCCATCGAGCCCGACACGGCCGGCGCGGCCCACGCGGCGAGCGCGCCGATCACGGCGTTCTGCAAGTTCGGGTCCCAGAGATCCACGTTGGCGATGCGGGCGGTGTAGACGGCCTGCGCCTGGCGCGCGTTGGAGAGGATCACCCTGATCTGGTTGCCGTCCTGGTCGGTATCGACCGCCGGCACGAACGGCATCGAGGTGTTGACCAGGGGCATGTAACTCACGCCGACATTGGTCATGAACGCGATTTGGCCCGAGAGCTGCGGGTTCGGCAGCGGCATCACGAACCGCACCTTGAGGCAATCGTCGGGATAGCCATACTCGTAGAGCCAGGGAATCGGCGGGGCCGCATAATTGCTGCCGGACGGGTTTTCCGGGGTGCCGCTCGCGGCCTTGAGCAGCGTCAAGGCTGCCTGCTTGCGCGCGCAATTCCAGTGCGCGGCGCGGAAGATCGCATCCGCCTGCACTTGATACAGCTGCGCCATGACCTGCGCCGCCACGTTGTTGGGCGGCGCGGGCGGCGACAGGCCCGTGATCTGCGCGCGCGCGGCGATTTGCCCGAGCGCAATGTTGCAGAGCGAGACCGGATCGGCCATGTTTGGCCTTTAGGCCGCGCTCGCCGACTTGGCCGCCGCCTCGATCGCCGCGAGCTTGGCGTGGGCGTCGGCGAGTTGCTTATCCTTGTCGGCCAGTTGCGCTTTTAGCGTGGCGACTTCGCCATTGGCATCGTGCAGCGACGCTTCGAGATCGGCATAACCCGGCTTTGCGGGCCGGGGAGGTGCGGGAGGTGCGGCGACCACCTCCTCGTACAGCGGCTCGTCGACGAGCTCCTGGCCGCCGGAGAGATGGTCGACGAGCTGTGCGCCGTGCTGGCTGGCCACCACGGTCTTCATCGGCCCCTTTTCGCCGGGCGCGAGGGTGAAGACATAGCCGGGCTCGCGCACCGCGCCGTTGATCTGGGCACGGGCAAGCAGGCGGTAGCGCTTTTGCGCGGGTGCGGCATCGGTCATGGGGTGTGCTCCTTGTCTTCTAGGATTTGCGGTCCGGCGCGATGGCGCGCGGCCAATGGAAGCGGCGGTCGATGTGGTCTATGAAGCGGGCGTCGGCGGGAGGCGGCGGCGGGTTAGCCGGCCGGTTAACTCTCCTGGTGAAACGACTCCGACGAGTTGTCGGAGCCCGTCGCCTCCTTCTCGGACGCTTCGCCGCCACCGTTTCCCAGCACGGCCACCTTGAACTGAAAATCCTCGTGCTCCTTGCGCACGTGCTGGCGCACGATGTCGACGTCGGCGGCAAGTGCGGCGGCTTCGCTGCCGAGCGACTTGCCGGAGGCGCGCACCTCGTCGATCGCGCGCGCGGCGTCCTTGAAGATGTTGCCAAGGCCGGCGACGCCGGAGAGCGGCGGCAGCGGTTTTATCCTGGGGAGGTCGGCCATGTCGTAGATCCCGGCTGCTTTCAATCTGCGGTGGAGGCGAACGAGAAAGGTCAGGTGCGCGATGGTCGCCGCGTCGAGGCCGCTACTCGTCGCCGTCGTTGTCGTTATTCCCGGCGTACCAGTTGCGCGGTGCCGGCTCCGGTGAGGCGACGCCCATGTTGGTGATCTGGAGCTCGACACGTTGACAGACCTCGGTCGCACCATCGGTGGTCTCGCGTTCGCTTGCACCTGCGTTCGTCACCCGCGCGATCGCCTCGAAGTGGATGACTTCGCCGACGGAGGGCAGATCGCCGTCGAGCCCGAGCTTTCCCAGCGTCTCGTCGTCGAGCGAGAGAGAGAGCCCATAAGGATATTTCGGGCCGCTGATCTTGCCGCCTGACGCGACAGACGGCATGTCGGCGAGGTCGTTTTTCACCTCGTCGGGCGTCTTGGCCATGTCGATCATCTTCATCGGGGATGCGTCCTCGCGCGCGGGATTTGAGAGGTGGCGACTTCGACCGATTAGCGGCAATGAAGCCCGGAAGTGTCCGGGTGGCGGCCCCGCGTCACACACATCGGTCGCGTGTCCTGCCGGTCGCCGTCGGACCAGGTGAGATTTGGCCGCCCTGAAAAGCTATTGGTTGGCCGCTGCGGCCGCCTGCAGCACGGGCGCGGGCACTTGGGCGGCTTGGGGCGCCGGGCTTGCGGCCGGCTCGGGCGTGCCCGCTTGCGCGCCCTGGGCCTCGGTGGCCTGGCGCTCGGCCATCTGGGCGAGTTCGTCCTGCTGCTGGCCATGGAGATCGTCGCGGGCCTTGGCGTGGCGCCCATGCGCCTCCATGCGCTCGCGCGCGTGGCGCTCGGGCATCGATTCGGGTGCGTCCTTGTCGGCGCCGCCCTTTTCCTTGCCGCCGTTGTCGCCCTTGCCGCC